ACCACTTGTTGTTGCTAATCCCGCAGGAATATACAAGTCATAAGCCTGTGAACGATTCGTTGCTCCTGATGCTACCGTATTGTCATATCCTTCTACTGTAGCTACAATAGTTATCTTATCATAGTCAGTATCTACCAATGGCAACAATGGACGTGTTCCGGCTTGCTCTTTCTTAATAGAGAAGATACGCCATACTTCATCATTCGTTACTGCAGGACGTACATAAGCTTGATTTACTATAGGTTTACCCCACTCATTTGCACGGTCTACAAATTCAAAATCAGTATAAGCATCTTTCGCTGTCAATACCAAGCTAGTACCACTTACCGTAGCTGTTACAGGTGCGCCCTGATTAATAGCATTAGGATTAAGCTGTACATCTGCATTGATAGCTGCTGCCAATCCGGTAAGAATAGCCGTTGCATCTCCTAACACTAATTGACCTGCCGTAGTAGTAGAAAAACTATTCATACGGAATTGATACGAACGACGTGCATCAAACTGCTTATTAGTCTCTCCTGTAAACATTGCCTTTTTAAGCAACTCTACTTGGAATACTACGCCTGTTGATGTTACTGCTTCCGGTGTCCACTTCCATGTAAAAGGAATAGCCAACGTCTTCAATACCGCAGGACGGAACTTCATATAGGTAGTCTTTACATTACGAGGGTTAGCAGTAGCTACACTTCCCAATATATCAACACCGTAAGGTTTTATCACAAGGTGTGGGGTTAATACACCACCACGGTCTTCCAAGTAATAACCTACTTCTTTTTGCGTAAGGGTATTCAAGAGTATGTCTTGTTTCCCTCTTATTAAATTTGACATAATTATTTAATTTTATTGATTAGTATTTTTTTGATTTAACTCGTTTTGATAAGTCTCTACACGAGCATCTTGGTTTCTCTCAATACACATGCGTATTGCTGTATCTATAATCTCTGTTGACATCTCTCTACCAAACTGAACTTCATCACTACTTGTAACATTATCTTCATTTCCAATAGCTTTAGCAATGCGAGGCTGCATATAATACGTCAATCTAAGTTTCAGCATAGATGGTTTATATGAACCTTTTTTTACAAAGAAGCAAAAGTTTTGAAGAGAACTTTCACCAGAAGGATGAGTAACGTCTAATTTATAATATGCTTTCAGCATAGATGGTTTATAATAAACATCATTTAATAAATCAACTGATTCATTTTCCGATATTTTACTACAACGAACCTCTTTATCATAAGCATCCTCATCAATAGAGCGAAGATAAACTAATGATACACTTACCTCTCTGCGAATAAAGTTAGCCGAAAGTATTTGATAAGTAAGAATGTCATAATTAACAGGATTTGTATCTACACCATAAAAACCAGCATATTGATCAAAGAGAGATATCTCTTTATTAAAGAGAGGCAATAAATCATTCGTCACCTTCTTATTAAGTTCCATAATAGCAAGTTTCTTTGTAACAACTTCCTCTACGGCTTGGTTGTACAAAGTAGCAAACTCAGCAGGCGGTATAGTACCTACCTTATTCTTCCTTACGCCCACAAGAAACTCTTTATATAGTTCTCTATAAGTTGGATTCGCCATGACTATTTCTTCTTATTATATTGATCTAACAACACATCGTATATTGCTCTATTCTTATCGTCTTCCAAGAACATAGCGGCTTCTTTCTCATCTGCCCCCAATACTCGCTCACCATACATGATATAGTGATTAAGCGGCGAACGTGTTACTAAGCCCATTGTAATAAGTTTCCTTATATACACTATCTTCCTGTTCAAATCGATGTTCTCGAAATACTCTAATACTAAATCAGGATTTTCATCTGCCTTCTTATACAAGAAAGACTCTGCACGAGAGATAGAATAATTAATTGGATTCTCTCCACAGTAATGTATCATATCATACATATCATCCATGCTAAGGTCTCCGGCAATCTTACCTTTTGCCTTAGCGACTCTACGTTGCTTTGATACATCTGTGATAGCTTCTTCCTCTACATTAACCAATACAAATAACGTGTCCTTTGTTACCTTATCCAAAGATGATGATACCTCACTCAATGTCAAGAAAAACGTGTACATGATATAATCTTTATCAATAACATATTCCCCTGTACCGGTATCTTTATGAAGACTTAATGTACTTGTATGTATTAATGGATAATTCTTATTCGGCTCTAACGTAAAGATACTTTCTGCTTCTTTACGTTTTGCCGCTGACCATCCCTCTTGTCCTGTAAGATGAGTATTCGTCCTACTACTGTATGCCATTGCTGCCATAAATGGCTTATTCTGATACTTCTTCTTAATAGCGCGTATCGTTACGGTTATAGCTTGCAATGCGTCACTTTCTATTTTCTTTGCCATGATTACTAATTATTAAAATACTACCGGTTTATACAATTCTGCAATACCGTTCACATCGAACATTGCAGCTCCTGTTTCCCACAAAATGTGGTGGTGTTTACCATCAACAGAGTTAGCCATATCGCCACCTTTATTGATACCATTCACTTCTCCTTCTTTCCATGAACGATCACCTAATGCCAACAACTCAATAGCAGGACGTTGAATATCAACATCGCCTAATGATACAAAGATAGCATTGTGTGATGTACGGCGAATACCGTTCTCATCATAAGTAGTTGCACGCATAGGACTATCCATCCAAGGTATTACCGTAGGGATAATCTTAACGCCACCAAAGATGAAGTATTGGTAGTCAAGGTTGATACCTTTCTTGCCTCCTTCAAATTCTACTACCTTAGGATCAATACCGGCTTGGTTCTTCATCAACTTAGCAAAGTTGTTATAGAACTTCTGTCCACATGCTACGGCTACTTCTTGTCCCCATGCAGATGAATAGATATTGATGTTTTCCATAATGGTTTCCAATGACTCTATTGTCAATTCGTTATAGGGCATTCTCCATGCACCATCGCCTTGATTCAAGATACCATCACCTGCCATTACTTCAAAGCCTTCAATAGTCTTCAACAATACTTTATCGTCATCTGTTACGGTTGATTTACCAAACAAGATTTGATTTTCACGATACTGTGCTGCACGTTCCAACATCTTCAACTGTGCATGAGTGGTCCACATATTTACACCATTATGCTCAATCCATACTTTGTTGGCTTTCATCTCTTCGGCTGTACCTGAGATAGACCATTTCAAACGTTGGATAGTCAAATGGGTATATGCTTTCTCATCAAATGTATATTTCTCATAAGCAGTCTCTGACATTTCTTCAAATGCTGTATGAGATACACTGAATTCCATACCGGGTGCCAACAACGAAGGATTAACAAAAGCACCTGGGTCTTTCGTTACTATACGGCATTTATAGCGCCATACGCCTGCACTGATTTCTTCCGGCAACATATTGTCCATTACGAACAAGAATGTTTGGTTGTCTGCCAATTCAATAACATCTCGTGGAGAGAACCAATTGGTATCAGAATACAATTCAATAACTGTTTGGTTACGTCCCGGCGTAGTAGGGAATGCGTCACACTTAAAGCCAATAGGCGCACCTGTTGTAGGTAATGATGCAACACGTCCTTTACGGTCAGGATAACCTTGTACATTCCACATAACCTTACGCGAGCCTACTACTTTGTATTTAGAGCCTTTAGGGTTAAGCGCACTGGCAATACTGCCACTAAACATATTACGCTCTGCCAACAACGAAGAAAACGCTGTTATGTTACGAGCGAACAAAGTCGTTACCTGTGGCAACATCTCAGGGGTATTTACTAAATATTTTCCCAAATGTGCTGAGGTAGGGGTTTCATTTGCGAACTCTTTTGGAGCTCCAGGTAAAATTCTCATCTTCTTTATTTTTTAAGAATAAGTATTATTTGCGTGCCGGATTGATTAATGCCTCTCTTTCTTGTTCAGGCGTCATCTTCCGGTCATCACCTCTTTGAGAACCACCAAAGGTAGGAGTAAGTTTTAACTTCTCTAATATAGCTGCCTTGGCATCTTCTCTTCCTCGCGTAAGTAACTCACGCATCTTCTCTTCCCCATTCATCAAAACAACGAAAGCCTTAAATAGAAGTGTGTTGTCTGACAACATCTCATCTAACTTG